AGGAAAGAGAACTAAAAGCCATAGAGGACGCAGATAATTTTGAGGCCCAAAAATTAGCAATTCAAAAGAAGTATAAAATACTTAGTGATGAACTAACAGAGGACAGAATAAAAAAAGAGGAGAAAATTGAGGAGGAGGCCAAGGCGTTTAAAGAATCTCAGTACAGAGAGGGTTTTGATAATTTACAAAATATTCTGTCTGTAGGTGGTAAGAAGATGCAAGCGGTTGCCAAGGCTTTAGCCATTGCAGACGTAGTAAGAACTTCGGCCCAGTCAGTAGGTCAAACCGTAGCGTCTATAAATGCCGCCAATGCTAAAGCGGTGGCCGCTTCGCCATTAACTGCTGGAATGCCCTTTGTAGGAATTAACACTTTAAAGGGTGCTTTGTCTATAGGATCCACAGTAGCAAGTGCAGCTAAAAGTATTCAAGCCATAAAAGGAGGAGGAGAAACAGCACCAGCAGCAGACCTTCCAAGTGGAGGAGGTGGTGGAGCTCCAGACTTAGGTAGTCCAGAAGAGTTGGCCAATATAGATTTTAGCTTTTTAGGAGAAGGAGATACCAGCCAAGTGGGCCAAGCTGCACCAGTACAAGCCTATGTTTTAGAAAGTGATGTTAGCAGCTCACAAGAGGCAAGCCAAGTAATTAAAGACCAAAGCACATTATAACATAAATTTAAAATTAGAATAAAATGACTGAAATAGTAGAATTAATAATTGATGAAAATGAAAGTGAGTTTGGAGTAGATGCCATCTCTTTAGTTGGTGAGCCAGCTATACAGGAGAACTTTCTTGCCTTTAAAGACCAAACAAAAAGTAATTTCACTTTTGCTGTTTCCGATACAGACCGAAAGATTTTAATAGGTGCAGCCCTTATTCCTAACAAGCAAATATTTAGGTACGACAAAGAAACAGGGAAAGAGTATTACGTTTGGTTTTCAAAAGGTACGGTAAGATTGGCCAGCCAGTTATTTCTCCAGAATGACAAACAGCACAATACCACTTTAGAACACCAAACAAAGTTACAAGGTTTAACAGTAGTTGAGAGTTGGATTAAGGATAGTCCGGTGGATAAATCTGAGGCTTTTGGTTTTAAGGTTCCAATAGGTACTTGGATGGTAGCTATAAAAGTGAACGATGAAAGTATTTGGAAAGATCAAATTAAGTCAGGTAAAACAAAAGGATTTAGTATTGAGGGCTTCTTTGTAAATAAGATGGAGCAAGTAAAAAGACAGACTAAAGTACTTAGTGAAGTTCCTAAAAACCTGAGTGAAGAGATGCTTTGTGAGGAGATAAAAAAGATCATAAAGGAACAAGACTAATATTGGGCTACTATATTACAACGATATTATTCGATTAATTAACTTATTCAGAAATGGCAACAAGCAAACTTTCAAAAATTAAAGCACTCTTAGGGATGCAAGAAGAGATTACTCTTATGGCAGAAGCCAAACTAAAAGACGGAACAGTAATAGGCACAGATGCCGAGGAATGGGCTGTTGGTGTTTTAGGATATGTAGTAACAGAGGAGGGTGATAAGATGCCATTGCCAACTGGAGATTTTCAATTAGAAGATGGAAGGGTGATTGTAATAGCAGACGGAACAGTGACCGAAATTATACCGGTAGAGGCAATAGAGGAGGAAGTTGTGGAGGAAGTAGTGGAGGCCTCAGTTTCAAAAAAGGAATTGATTGCAGTATTAGAGGAGTTAAGTAAAGATTTCGACACTAAAATGGAAAACTTAGCCAAGGAGTTAAGCGGAAATTTTAGCAAGCTGTCCGCAGCCACTCCAGTACACAAGAAAAGTAATTTAAACCAAGTGCAGAAAGTTGAGGTGCAGAAGCCCCTTAATCAAATGAACGCAGCAGAGAGAGCAATGAATATTTTCTCTAAATCTTCAAAAAATTAAAAATGAGTAAAAAATTCAATTTCGCAGAGCCAACTATTACCACAACTTACGCTGGTGAATTAGCCCAGGCCTATATTGCTGCCGCACTTTTAAGTGGAAAGACACTTTCTGAAAATCTTATTGAGATTAAAGAAAATGTAAAATATAAAGGAGTACTAAAAACTTTAGCATCTAGTGGATTGATTGCAGCCCAAACTTGTGATTTCACAGTAGGGAGTGCAGCGGTTACATTAGCTGAAAGGGTAATAACTCCAGACAATTTACAAGTAAACTTGGAGCTTTGCAAGCAGCCATTCAGAGAAGATTGGGAGGCAATGCAAACAGGAGGTTTAAGAATAGATGCAGTAATTCCACCAAACTTTGAAACTTATCTATTACTACACGTAGCTGGTAAGATTGGTCAAGATGTTGAATACAATATCTGGCAAGGTGATAAGACTTTAGGAGTAGGAGGTTACCAGTCTTTTGACGGACTTTGGGAGGTTTCACAAGTTGGAACATTTGTACCAGCAGCTCAGAAAGTAACAGCGGTGAAAAATCCGACTGTTTCAGCAGACGTGATTGAGGCTTTAGAGTTATTGAAAGCACAGATACCAGCTCAGTTGTTATTCCACCCAGACCTTAGACTTTATGTATCACCAGCAATAGCAAGTGCATACATTAACGCTTTAGGAGCTGGAAACTATCAGTTCCAGTCTTATGTTGGAACTAAGCCACTAGACTTTGACGGAATCCAGATTGAGATTGCTAACGGAATGGAAGCTGATAGAATGATGCTAAGTTTAAAAACTAACTTCTTCTTTGGGACTAACCTATTAGGTGATTTAAATGAGGCGAAAGTTTTGGATATGGGTAACTTGGATGGAAGTGATAATGTAAGAGTTGTTTACAGATTCACAGGGGGTACTCAGATCGCTATCGGAACAGACGTTGTAACCTATGATTATGTACCAGCTTAATATTCACCTTTAAAAATTAAATAGATGCCTTGTACATTAACAACTGGTAGACTACTCCAGTGTAAAGATAAGATTGGAGGAATTAAAACGGTTTTTTTAGGGTTACACTCTGACTTCACAACTGGAATAACTACCAACGCTGGAGAGGAAATAAGTGTTTTACCAACTGCTACAATTTACAGATACGAATTAAGCCAAGCGGTAGGTGATTTTATTGAAACTATTACCAGCTCAGTAGAGAATGGTACAGTTTTCTGGAACCAAGTGGTAAATATCTCACTTATGCAGTTAACAGCAGCAGACAGAGAGGAGCTTCTTAACGTGGCTCAGTCAAGAATGTGTGTTTTTGTCTTAGATAACAATGACAATATCTGGTTAATTGGTCAGTATGATTCAGCAGAGTTAACAGCTGGAACAGCAGCAACGGGAAAAGCTAAAGGAGATGCCAATGGTTACACTTTAACTTTCTCAGCTAACGAAAAGCTGCCAGCTCGAAGATTAGAAAGTTATGCAACACTACCTTTTGACAACTTCGGAACAGTTACTTTGGCTCCCGCTTATGCGTAATTAATAAGAGAGCTTTATAAAAATAACTTTAAAAAAGGGGCTTCTATTTACTGGATGCCCCTTTTTTTTTAATCTTAAAAAGATGCTAAAAGCAATAAAAGACAACGTACATATTGGGAGTAAAAAAGTAGACCTTAAAAACGCCACCCAGAAAACCCTCAAGCTAATTAAAAAACTGGCCCCTCATGTAGTTGTGGAGGTAAAGGCAAAGAAGGTAAAAGAGGAGCAGAAAGCCCAGCACGAGGACAAAGAAACCCAAGCATAATGTTACAGCTAAAGCCTAATGATAGTTATTATCAAGAACTGGTATGTACAATAAACGAACGCTTTAAAGATTGGGTTTTTAAAGATTCTATTTTAGGGGTTCTTTTTGTAATAACAGACCAGCTTACACAGAAAGAGCACAAGGTAATTGTGCCTAAAAAGTATATTGTGCAAAGCCCAAGATATTGGAGAATTTTTCAAATTACCACAGACGGATCGGCATTACCTACCGATCAAGGCTTAAATATTCAGTCTGGTGGTTATTATAATTACCTTTGCTACGCTATAGATGAGATTAAAATAGATATTGATCTCACAGATCCAGACAAAGCTCACTTTGTAGAAAGAGGCCTTTTATTATTTGGAGAGGCACAGGACTATTTTACTGAATATGCAGAACCATTAACCAACTCAATAGCTTACAATGGCCAATAAAAGAACAATTAACAGAACAATTAACAAAGGCACTAT